ATGGCGGCACCGCCACAACATCAACGGCGACCAATGGTTCGGATTCCGTTTTTAGCACCATCACTTCTGTGGGCGGCGGCGCTGGAGCGCGTGGCGATATTGTGGCCGTTGCGGGGTCGAATGGTGGATCTGGAGGCGCTGGCACGTTCTTAGGCGCGGGTGGAACAGGCACAGGAGGCCAAGGCAACAACGGCGGCACCGACAGCAGCACCCTCGGCGGCGGGTCGCCAGGCGGCGGCGGGTCTGGTTCGGCGGGAGGCAACATCGCGGCAAGCACGCAGAACGGCGCGGCGGGCGGTACTGGCACTTCGTCAAGCATCACTGGAACTGCGACAACCTACGCAGCAGGCGGCGGTGGCGGTGGATACGGCTCGGGAGCCGGAGGCGCGGCTGGCGGCACGGGAGCAGGGGCCGGTGGTACTGGACGTTTTGGGGCTGGACCCACTGGCGGGTCCGCAGGCGCAAACACCGGCTCGGGCGGCGGGGGCGCCGGGGCTGCAACTTTGGGAGGGCCTGATGCTGGAGGCGCCGGGGGGAGAGGCGTGGTCATCCTTGCATACCCCGACACGTTCGCCCCCATCACCACCATCCCTGGCAGCCTGACCCACACCGTCTCGACCGTCAGCCGGCCCGGATACCGGGTCTACACGTTCACTGCCGGCACCGGCTCGATCACGATCTGACATGGCCGCAATCCCCATCGTCGCAGGCATCTACTCGGACGCAGGCCCGGACATCCGGACGGCGTTCCCGGTCAACATGATGCCCGTTCCAAAGGGCTCAGGGGTATCACAGGAGTACCTGCGCCCGCACGATGGTGTGGTGCAGTTCGGTGTGCTTGCGGACTCTGCCGACCGTGGCGGCATCAACTGGCGGGGAGTGTGCTACCGGGTCATGGGCACGCAGCTGGTCAGCGTGTCGGCTGGCGGCGCTGTCACGGTGCTGGGTGATGTGGGCGGGCCAGCGAGCGAGTACGTCACCTTCGACTACTCCTTTGACCGTCTGGCCATCGCCAGCGGCGGGAGCCTGTACTACTGGGACGGCGCGGCGCTGACGCAAGTCACCGACCCCGACCTCGGCACGGTGCTTGATGTCGTGTGGGTTGATGGGTACTTCATGACCACGGACGGCGAGTTTCTGGTGGTCACCGAACTCAGCAACCCGCTTGCCGTCAACCCGCTCAAGTACGGCAGCAGCGAGGTCGATCCCGACCCAGTGGTCGCGCTGCTCAAGCTGCGCAACGAGATCTACGCGATCAACCGCAACACCATCGAGGTGTTCGACAACGTGGGCGGAAACCTCTTCCCATTCCAGCGGATCGACGGCGCGCAAATCATGCGCGGCGCGGTGGGCACGCATGCCGTGTGCGTCTTTGGCGACGAGGGCCTCGCGTTCCTTGGCGGCGGCCGGAACGAGCCACCGAGCATCTACCTCGGCGGCAACGCCTCCAGCGCATCGCTGGCCACGCAAGATGTTGATCTGCTGCTGCAGACCTACACCGAGGCGCAGCTGGCGACGGTCAAGTTGGAGGCCCGCATCGACCGGGCGCACAAGCTGCTGTACGTCCATCTGCCCGACCGCACGCTGGTGTACGACCACGCGGCCAGCCAGGCGCTGCAGATGCGGGTCTGGTTCACGCTCACGGGCGGCGTTGTCGGCTTCGAGCAGTACCCGGCGCGCAATCTGGTCTGGGCCTACGACAAGTGGCTCGTGGGATCGCCTGCGCTCCAGCCCCAGACTGGCCTGCTGCTGACCGAAGGCGGCGATGTGCTGGAAACCGAGACGGCTGGTGATCTGCTGGACGCAGACGAGGGGGCATACGGAGTGGTCGGCTACCTCGACCGCAAGATCAGCAGCCAGTGGGGCGAGAAAGCCCGCTGGGAGTTCTCCACGCCCATCGTCTACAACGAGTCCAAGGGCGCGATCTTCCACGAACTCGAACTCGTGGCGCTGCCTGGGCGCGTGACGGTCGGATCGAACCCGACCATCTCGACCTCGTACTCGACCGATGGCCTGTCGTGGAGTCAGGATCGGTTCATCGGGGCCGGCAAGACGGGCGACACCCGCAAGCGATTGGTCTGGTTCCAGCAGGGGAACATGGAATCGATCCGCATGCAGCGCTTCCGGGGCGACTCGGACGCGCACATCTCGTTCCTGCGGCTGGAGGCGCGGCTTGAGCCGCTGAACGTCTGATGGTCACGCAGACGCCACCGCTGCGCCTGACGCGGGATCAGCTCGCCACGTTCCTGACGGATCAGAAGCAGATCCGCGCCTTCGAGAACCTGTTCTCCATCGTGGAGGACATTGCGCCCGACGTTGTGCAGCAGGTGCTGCTCGCGGCCGGCAGCGCGCAGGCAGCGGCCACGGACGCGCAGGGACAGGTGCAGAGCGCAGAGCAGGCGCTGGGCACGATGCTCGCCGTGTGCGAGGCCAAGGCCACGCTGGCGCTGCAGCAGGTGCTCGCGCTCAAGCACATCGCTGACTTCGTGGAGACTGCGCCGCCCCCGCGCGAGTTCAAGCGCAGCCGCTACGGGTCGTTCTACGACACCACGACGCAGACGGCGACCGTGATCAACACGGCCACCGCGATCACGTTCAACACGACCGATCTGTCCCGTGGCGTCACCATCGGCAGCCCGACCTCGCGCGTGTACGTGGACACCGAGGGCATCTACAACTTTCAGACCAGCATCCAGCTCGACTCGACGGTCGCCACGGATCAGGAGTTCTACCTCTGGTTCAGGAAGAACGGCGCGGATGTCACGAACTCCGCGAGCCAAGTGCGGGTGAAAGGCAACAACGCCGAGGTCTTCTTGGCGCTGAACTACTTCTTCAACCTCAAGTCCGGCGATTACGTTGAAGTCATGTTCAGCGTCACCGACCTCGGCGTGCGGCTGCTGGCATCCGGTGCCGTGGCCCCGCACCCGGGCATCCCGTCCATCATCCTCACAGTCGCAAACAACATCGGGGGCGTCGAATCATGACCGTAACCGTTACCGTGCTCGTGCCTCCCAAGCAGATGGAGGCATCGCAAACCACGCAGTACACCGCCACGAACGTGCGGGCCATCATCGACAAGGCCACCGTGACGAACACGGACACCGTATCGCGCACGTTCTCGGTGAACATCGTCACAAGCGGCGGGTCGGCCGGGAATGCCAACTTGGTGATCGACACCCGCACCGTGCAGCCCGACGAGACGTACCTGTGCCCCGAACTGGTGGGCCATGTGCTCGCGCCTGGTGGGTTCATCTCAACCATCGCCAGCAATGCCACCTCGCTCACGCTGCGGGTGTCTGGACGCGAGGTTAGCTAGGGGGTATGATGGCATCCGCTGAGTCCATCGGCCGCCAGCAGCCACCGGGAGGTGCCATGCTGCGTGAGAATCTTGAGCAAGTGTTCCGGCTCCCGCCTGCGGCGGTGGAGTGGCTGCTCGCGCTGTACGACTGCATCCAGGTGCTTGACGACGTTGCCGATGGCGACAAGGTGGAGCGCGCAGACCTTGACGCGGCGATCTGGAATCTACTGTTCGCGCTGCCGGCCTCGCCGTTCTTCCAGCAGCACAGCGCCGTCCTGCTGCCGCTGCTCTCGCAGGCGATCCTCAAGTGGCAGGCGTCGGACGCAGCCGAGCGGGCCGGGAATCCGAGCGCGATGGCCTTCGCTTGGCGCGCCGGGTACTACGACATCGTGCTGTCGGTGGTCTGCATCTGCCACGGGGCGGCGGCTGCGGTGAAGGCTGCGCCGTTCGTCATGGCACTGTACGGCGAGAAGTTCGACGCCTATCTCAACGAATTCGATGGAGGGCGCGATGCCTGATCCAGTCACCGGGCTCGTCGTCGGCGGGTCATCGCTCGCCAGCAGTGCCCTGCAATCCCGCGCTGCGGGCAAGGCCGCAGGCCAGCAGGCCGACGCCGCACAGGCCGGCATCGAGGAGCAGCGCCGTCAGTTCGAGGAGATGCAGAAGCTCCTCGCGCCTTACGTCCAGGCCGGCCAGCCCGCGCTACAGGCGCAGCAGGCAATGCTCGGCCTCGGGGGCGCAGAGGCGCAGCAGCAGGCCATCGCAGGTGTCGAGCAGAGCCCGCTCCTGCAGGCGCTGATGCGCCAGGGCGAGGAGGCGATGCTGCAGCAGGCGTCGGCTACGGGTGGCCTGCGAGGCGGTAACATGCAGGCCGCGCTGGCCCAGTTCCGGCCGCAGATGCTGCAGGAGGCCCTCGACCAGCAGTATGCGCGCCTCGGCGGGCTCACGGCGCTCGGGCAGCAGTCCGCTGCGGGTGTGGGCGGGGCGGGGATGGAAACGGGGCGCGGCGTTGCCGGTCTCCTACAGCAGCAGGGCGCGGCTCGCGCAGGCGGCACGCTGGGCCGTGCGTCACCGTTTGCCAGTCTGCTGCAGATGCCGGCTCAGATTTACGGCATGGGGATCGGCAGCGGGAAGATTCCGTTCCCGTCGTTTGGGGGCGCTCCGATGCCAGCACCGGGAAGCGGTGGCAGTGGCGGGGGAGCGATGTAATGGCACTCGGCCCGATCAACTACCAGATGCAGGTCGCCACGCCGTTTGAGAGCGTGTTGCAGGGGATGAATGCTGGTGCGCAACTGGCCAACGTTGAGATGGCTCGACAGCAGCAGGCTGTGCAGATGGAGGCCATGCGGCAGAAGGCTGCGCTGGAGCAGCAGGCCGCGCAACGTGCGGCGGCAAACGAGGCTGAACTGCAGCAGCTTCAGGCGGTGCCGTTCGAACAGATGTCGCGCCAGCAGCAACTGCGGCTGATGCAACTGAGCAACAGCGAGGCCACCCGCGCGTTCATCTCTCGGCAGATCGAGCAGGTTCCGGCCACGGTTCGCACTAACCGGGCGCGCAGCTACGGCGGCATCGTCAACGCACTCGTCCTCAACCCCGAGATCGGCGTCAAACGCCTGCGCGAACTGGCCGAGGCTGAACAAGACCCTGCTGAGAAAAAGGCGCTTGAGGTTGCCGCGCAAGCCGCTGAAATGGACCCCTTTGCCGCAGCCCGCACCATGCACGGCATGATGGACATGATCGGCGGCGAAGAGACGCGCAAGATCGCTGATGCGGTGGTCAACAACCTTGACCGCGTTGGCAAGCCGCTGTACCCCAAGGAGCCGGGTAAGCCGATGGTGGTTGGCGGTTCGGTGTTCATGCCTGACACGCGGGAGTTCCTGCAGCCGCCCCGACAGTCGCAACTTCTCCCCCCTGAAGAAGAAGCGCAGAAGGTGCGCATAGCCGCAGCGGGCAGGGCTCCGCGTGAAGCGAAAGAGCCAGTTGTTCAGGCCGTTGACCCCGACACTGGGCGAACAATCTTTGTCACTCAGAGCGAGGCACTTTCCCGCCGGTTGTCGCCTGCGTCCAGCGCACGGCCCGAGACGCCCAATGTCTCCGAGCAACAAGCCTCGGCGGCTACGCGGCGGCTGCTTCAGCGCGCCAAAGAGATCAGCGCGGCAGTCAAGCGAAATCCCAAGGCAGAAGCGCCCAGTGCTGTTGAAGCCGGCATGGAAAACACCCCGTTGCTGTCCAGGGCCACCAATCTTGTGCGCGATACAGACCGGCAGATCATAGCCTCAGCGCAAAACGATGTGCTGGATGCATTGCTGTACCTCGCCACCGGAGCCGCGTACAACAGAGAGCAGTTGGAACAGCAAAAGAGCGCGTACCTTCCAGTCTGGTCTGACGACCCCACCACTCGCGCAACGAAACGGCAGCGGTTGGCACAGGCGATTGAGGGCGCTAGGGTGCGCGCCGGAAGAGCGTGGACGCCCGAACTGGAAGAAGAGTTGAACAAGCTGCTGGCGTCTCCGACGATGCAGTCGGGCGCAGGCGCTGCTCCAGCCGGAACAGGCCAATGGCGCCTGTTGCCGACCGCGCCGAGGTAACCGCATGGCTACCCAAATCTATCGCGTCCAAGACCCGAATGGCGTGGTCCGCGAGATCGAAGGCCCCGCTGGTGCCAGCGAGGAGGATGTAATCCGTGAAGCGCAGCGGCTTTTCGCTGCTGCGCCGCCTGATCCTGGCCGGCAGATGTTCGAGCAGCGCCGGCGGCAAGTGGGCAATATTGTCGGCGGCGCGGTTCGTGGCGCCGGGTCTATCGGCTCAGTGCTGACTGAGGCCGCGCGCACCGCGGCGCCAGCGGCCATCGGCGGTGAGCCTACCGAGACGTTCCTGCCGCGCGTGCAGCAACGCATGAGCGACATCACGGCGGCATTGATTGACATCGGCGTTGACCCCGAATCGGCCGCGTTTCAGGTGTCCAAACTCGCCACCGAAATCGGCGGCACGCTTGGTGTAGGACCGGTGCTTGGTGGACTGGCGCGTACCGCTGGCGCGGCGCGGGTCGGCGGCGCGCTGGAGGCTGGCGGCATGGGCTCTGCTGGCGCGGCGGGTCTGACTGGTTTTCCCGCCATCGGCACGCGCATGGCAGCAGGCGGCGCCGCAGGCGCGGCGACCACGGCACTTGTCGAACCTGGCGAGATCGGCACTGGAACGGCCATTGGTGCGTTCTTGCCCGCGGTACCGGCAGTCTACGGTTTTGGCCGCAGCGTCGTTCAGCCAGTTCTTCAGCCTCGACAAGTTGCGGAAAACCGCCTTGTTTCGGCGCTTGGTGGCCAAGAAGAAGAGGCGATCAGCGCGCTGCGTGGGACGCGCGATATGCCGACCGCAGCAGGGTATCAGCCTACGCTGAGTGAGCGGCTTGTCGAGGGTGGCATTACATCGCCCACCATCGCCGCGATGGAGCGTCGCGTATCGCGCGTTTCGGACACGCAGAACCGCATGGTGTACGAGGCTCAACAAGAGCGCATCGGCGCGCTGAAGGGGCAACTGGAGCGCGTCAACTCCAACCTGCAGCGCCAGGCAGGCGTGATGAACCCGCAGGCGCTTGCCGATCTCACGGCTACCCGTGACTCGGTAATGCGCAGCATCCAAGAGGAAACGGCGGCATTCGACGACGCCACGCGGGCGCTCGGTGAAGGGCTTGCCAACGCCTCACAGATTCGCATCGGAGAGGTGCTATCGGGCGCGGCCGAGGCGAGTCTGAAGAAGGCGCGCGAAGAGATCGTGACGCCTGCGTACAACCGCGCATTCGAGCTTGCTCCCCCCAGCACCAAGATCAACTTCCAAGGCGTTGTCAACGCCGCGCGCGAAATCAGAGCCATGCCGCTCGCCGAACTCAAGGCCATCGCGCCTGAGACGGCCAAGATTCTTGACCTGTATGGACCGCAACCCATTCCCGCCACGCTCCGAGGCGGCGCGAAGAAGCGGGCTCAGGAAGCTGCTGCAAAGGCCGTCCCCGAGGTAACGCTGGAGCAGGCCGACGCGCTCAACAAGGCGCTCAACATCGACCTTGCTGCTCTCAGTCGGTCAAGCGACTCGACATCTCGAATCATCAGGTCCAACCTGATGCAACTCAAGACATCGCTCAAGAGCGCCATCGACAGCAGCCCGCTGTCTGACGAGGCCAAGAAAGCCTACGAGGCCGCCAAGAACCTGCACGGCAAGGAAGTGGCTGACAAGTTCTACTCTGGCACCGCGTCGAAGTTGCAGCGCATGAGTTCGGCCAACGTACCGTTGCTGCCGAGCGAGCGCATCGTCAGGACGATGCTCGGGTCTGAAACAGGCGCGACCGACTTGCTTGCTGCAGTCGGGCGCGAGCCGGCCACGCTCAACGCCATCTCGCAAGGTGTGGAGGACGAGTTTCGACGCCGCGTGTTTGTCAAGGGCCGCATCGACCCCAACCGCGCGGCGAAGTTTTTGGCCGACAACCAGCGCCAACTTTCGCTGATGGACAATGCTGGCGCGAACATCACCGGTCGTCTGCAATCGGTGCAGCAGGAAGCCGCTCGCATCGACGAGGGCTACCGGGCGCTTGCCGAGGAGGCCAAGCAGTTCAAGCAGCCCACGGCCGCGGCGCTTGTGGATGATCTGCTGAAGAACTCCAACAAGATGGGCGTGGCGCTTCGCCGCATGGACGAGCCGGCCAAGGCGGCGCTGTCGGCCAACCTGAGCGAACGCATCAACGCTGGCATTCGCGACGGCAACTATGAAGACGCGCTGCGACTGTTGCGCGACCCAAAGACCTCCGAGTCGATGAAACTCGGTCTTGGTTCAGTGCAGTACAACCGCTTGCTGAATCAGGCGCAGATTGGTGGCGAGGTCAAGAAGTTACTGGCCAGCCCGCAACTTGCCGGCGTCGAAGCCAAGATGCCAACGGTGCTCAATGGGTTCACCACAGACCAACTGATGAGTTTGGAGAACGTGGCCCGCGACATCGCTCGCATCCGTCGAGTGGACAACTTGGCAGGGTTTGGGGCGCAAACCGCAACACCCAACGTCGCAGCGCTGGCAACCGAAGAGGCAGCACAGGTTGGCGCATCGGCGAAAGGCTTCCCTGTTTTGCTTGACCGATTGGCCACAATGGCCCGTAGCGTGTGGGTCAACGTCGAGGAGCGTATCAACAAGCGCGTCGCGGCTGAGTTGAGCTACATGATGTACAAAAACCCGGACGGCGCGATTGAAATGATCCGCAACGCGCAGCGCCGCGCAAAAGACGCCCGCAAGCCTGGCCCCCGTGCCCGCGTAGCAACTACCGGTGCTATCGTCGGAGGCGCGCAAATGATGTCTCCAGAGGAAACCCAATGACCACCCTCTCCATCCAGCCCCCCTTCCCCGCCTTCACCGACATCGACGGCCAGCCGCTTGAAAACGGCTACGTCTTCGTCGGCACGGCGAACCTGAACCCTGTCACGAACCCCATCGCGGTGTTCTGGGACGCGGCGCTCACGCAGCCTGCAGCCCAGCCGGTGCGCACGCTCGGAGGCTACCCGATGAACTCGGGCACGCCGGCCAGGCTGTACGTCAACTCGGACTACAGCATCCAGGTGCAGAACTCCAAGGGGTCGGTGGTCTACAGCGCCCCTGCGGCTGGTGAGCGGTTCTCGTCTGTGGTGGTGCCGCTGGACGCTGCGGATATTTCGTTTACGCAGAGCGGCACTGGTGCGCAGACCCGCACCATTCAGACCGACATGCGCGAGGAGATCAAGTCCTCGCAGTACGACACCCTGCAAAACGCAGTGACCAACGCGGCCGGCAAGCGGCTGCGCATCATCGGCGCGTACACGATCAGCACCGCCGTCTCGGTGCCGGCAAACACCTACATCGTCGCCTATGCGGGCGAGGGCACCGTCACGCAGTCCGCGTCCGGGCAGAACGCCT